TGAAATTATTCTGGCTGGTAAATCTTTTATAGAAGCAGATGCACTTGCAGTAGATGGAACTGTAACTACTGTTGCTGCTGCCGATACAATTAAGTTTCTTGTTATCAAAAATTTAGATAGCACAAATTATATTTCTGTATCATTAAACGGTGCGGCATCTAAAGCAGCTAGTGAAATTAAAGTAGCTGCCGGAGAAACTATGGTTATTACCCCAAACGGTACTACACAAGCAAATTTAGAAGCAATAGCCGACACTGCTGAAGTTAACTGTGTGATAGCTGCTATCGTAAATGATGCTGCATAAGGAGTAAGTTATGGCTAATACCTTCAAAGTAAAAACATTCGATGGCTCTAGTACTAGTGCTAACACAGCTATGAACGTATATACTGCGCCAGCGTCTACTACTACTGTTGTTATTGGCCTAACAATCGCTAATACATCCAGCAGTCAGATACTTGTAGATATTAAACTGGCTGCTGGTGCTACTGTGTTCTTAGCAAAAGATATTCCTATTCCTTCCTCATCCTCATTTGAATACATGGCAGGTAATAAGATTATTATGGAAGCTAATCAGACTATTAGCGTTATCTCAGATACAGCCAATAGTGCTGATACAACCTTGAGCATTATGGAGATAACTTAATGCCATATATCGGTAACACACCTGCGGTACTAACTACCACCGTTGAGTACCAAGACCTTACTGGTGTAACAGGTGTACCTGCAAAACGTGGGTACACGTTAGACCACTCTGTTGGTGGCCCAAACGAGATTGAAGTATTTGTAAATAACGTACGTCAAGAGCCGGGTGTAGCCTATAATACATCAGGTGGCACTACTCTTACCATGACAGGTGATGTAGAAACCGCCGATGACTTTTATGTTGTATTTCAAGGCAAAGCTATTGGCACAACCAGTAGTTCTAGTTCTGGCGGCGGCGGTGTGTTTAAAGGCGACAATGGCACAGTTAATGGTGGCAAGGAAGGTGATATTTTCCGTGTGCATCAGCAACAGCTAGACACCAACACAACCATTGACGCAGATGAAAATGCACTGGCTGCAGGTCCACTAACTCTAGCAACAGGGGTAACACTGACGATAACATCCGGCGGTAACTTGGTGATAGCATGAGTGAAATAAGAGCAAATACAATATCTGCAGCCAATGGCACGGGTCCAATTACGCTGACTAAGCAGAGTGCGGCGAAAGTTTGGACAACCTTTAATGGTCAAGATTCAACAATAACAACATCAAACAGTTTTAATGAAAGCAGTTTGACTGATACAAATACGGGTCGATATGTTGTAAACTTTACCAACAATATGAGTAGTGGTGATTATTCAGTAACTGGCACTTTAGGTCAGAGTGATGCTACTTATGGGGCAGGTTGGTTTTCCACAGGAAATGCCTACTCAACTTTGAATTACACTGTTTCTAATACATCATCCTCACACAGAATATCCCAATCTCATAGCGCAAGTGCTGGTAATATTGATTATACAGATGTGAACTCTTTGGTACATGGAGACCTAGCATGAGTGAGATAAAAGTAGATACCCTCACTGGCAAGACCACCGCCAACGACATCACCGTGACGGTTGGTGCTACTGCTACACAGTCTCTGGAACAGGGGTTGGCGAAGGCGTGGTTTGAATATACATCTATCACAAACACAGTAATGACTGATTCATTCAACTGCTCAGTGACAACAGACAACGGTGCAGGAGATACGTTGTTGTCTTTGACGAATAATATGAGTTCAAGTGCATATGTAGTAAACGCTTCAGATGTTACTTTTAACACATCTGATAATTCAAGTTATGGTCATGTTATTGAAAGCACACAAAATGCTAAAGAAAAAACTTCATCTAATTTTACAGTTCTTTATTCGCAACACGCTGGCAGTTCAAACTTAGACCATTGTGAAAATATGGGAACTATTCACGGAGACTTAGCGTAATGGCAGGTAAAATTGTAGCAGATACGCTGGAACACAGCACCGCTGGGTCAATCGCCACGAACTATGTTGTGAAGGGTAGTGCGAAGACGTATTCTCTTTGGAATATGGGAAGTTTATCTGGCACTGGTGGCACAACGGGTATTGATACATCGCTTAACGTGTCCTCTATGGATGATGATGGTGCAGGAGATTTCGGTATCAATTTTACCAACAGTTTTTCTTCTGTAAATTATACGGCTACGTCTGCAACTAGCAGTGGTTCAAGAAGGGTTCTTACAAGAAACGGCACAGTAACAGCGTCTGCTATGGATGGTTTGACAAGAAATGACTCCAATTCAAACTCAGATGCTGCGGCTTGTTCAGTAACAATGCACGGAGACCTAGCCTAATGACGCAAACACCAGAGTTTCAAGGCACCCACCTGTTTGACCGTCTGTGCTGGGCGAAAGAAAACCTAGACGGTGTGCAGTCAGACTATCGTGTGGTCTATGAGGACAGCGTAGATGAGTGCGCCAAGATACTTGTGCCTGACCCTAACTGGATGGCGTGTGCCTTACAGGGTGGTATCCTGCCACCTGTGTGGGTTTATTGGGAGTTGGCAAAGGACGAAGCACAACCAGATTTCAAGAAGCACACTCGTGGTTATCTGTTACATCAGACAGAGCCAGTTGATGCTATGACTGAAGAAGAGGCTATTGAGTATTTAATTATGAAAGATTGCCCACAGTCTGTCTGGCAAAGTTGGGATGAGGGTAATCGCCCTAAGATGGTAATCTGCCGCAAGGAACAGTTACCACAAACTCGTGAGTGGAGAAACGCTTGGCGTATCTCTGATGATTTAGAATTAGCAGCATAAGGAGTAAATCATGGCTGTAACAACATACATTGTTGACAAGGACGGTAATCAGATTGATGCCTCAACTGCTACTGTTCCTGCCGACAGAGACTTTCGTGGTGCATGGTCATTGTCAGGCTCTGTTATTTCAGAGGACTTAGACACTGCAAAAGACATCTTCCGTGATAAGGTTCGTGAGGTTCGTGGCCAACTGCTTGACGCTGAAGATGTTGTGTACATGAAGGCATTGGAAGCTGATGACGCAGACGCAAAGGCTGCTTCAGTAACCAAGAAGACTAACCTTCGTGACGCACCCGCTGCATCAGCAATTACAAATGCAGCAAACATTGCAGCACTCAAGGCAGCTTGGGATGCAGACTTGCTTGGTGATAGCCCTTACGCATAAGCGTAGGGGTCATCCCTCTTTGGAGAAGTAGATGGCACTTTCTAAAATAACAAATAGTGGTGTAGCGGCATCTGGCATACCGTCTGGTGGCATTATTCAGGTGCAAAGAACGATGTTTACTAGTACGAACACTGTAACTATGTCAGCAAGCGTTGACACACCCTTAACAGACTTAACCGTAAACATAACGCCTACAGCAACATCTAGCATCATTAAGGTCGAGGCTATGATAAATGGTGAATGGGGCACAAGTCAGGGTGGGGCAACAGATGGTGTTTGGTTTTTCTTCAGAGATACAACAAAGTTATCACACGCTACTTCTAGTAATAGAAATGTTGGAGTGTTGATGGGTACTGGAATCACTTACTATGCTGAAGACCCTAATAGCACACCAGAACACGCCTACTATGCATACTTTGATTCCCCATCCTCTACTTCACAAATCACATATAAAGTGGGTGTAAATCAACGTAATGGATACGATTGGTTTTTGAACAGAACGGTGAATGATCATATCAGTGATGCTAGCACTAATGAAAGAGGCATCTCGTTCATTTCAGTAACAGAGATTGCGGGGTAACACATGGCATACATAGGTAAATCCCCAACATCCGTGAGGATAGATAGATGACACAAGCACGTGATTTAGCTGACATAGGCGCAATTGGTGTCGGCTTCCAACTTATATCATCTGGTGGAGCAGGTTCCGCTATTAGTAATTTAACGATTGATTTAAGCAGCAACACTGATTTTGCTATTCAGCGACTTGTTATAAATGAACTTTATCATAGTGAAAGTTCCCTACTTAATGCTACTTTTTTTGAAGGCGGTTCTGAAGTAACAGCAAGTTCCTCTTACCTCTGGACAGTTACATCGGCGGGGTCTAGTGGAAATCCCGGCAAATCACAAAATGATGCAGATGTTAAAATGCAAATGGTTCAACGAAACATAGGTGTAGGCTCTGATGAACCTAGTAATTTAGATATGTTTATATACACGCCAGCAGAATCTGGAACAGAAACGGGTTATACTTTATTTATTAACGGCTGGGAAGCGGCTGGGAGTGGTAATGAAATTCAACATTGTCAGGGTAAAAGATTAGCACCAGCCGTTGCCGAAAAAATAAAAGTAACACCTGCTAGTGGCACTATATCATATTTTTCTTATCAGCTTTATGGGTATAAAAAATGACCAGATATCATAGTATAAACGGTGAACGTGTAGCTTTTACTGCAGAAGAAGAAGTAGCGAGAAATGCCGAAGAAGCGGCTTGGGCGGCTGGTCAAGCAGACCGTGACTTAGAAGAATTGCGTGAAAAACGTAACACATTGCTTGCAGAAACAGATTGTACAATCACAGATGCACAGACCGCCTACCGTCAAGCATTGCGTGACATTACCGACACACATAGCAGCTTAGATGATGTAGTCTGGCCGGAGAAACCATAATGCCATATATAGGAAAATCCCCAACAGGTTCAGCCGTTAGACAACGCTACCACTTTACTGCTACTGGCGGTGAAACATCACTGTCTGGTACAGATGACAATAGTAAAACACTGAAGTTCACCGATGGTGAATATATTGATGTATACCTCAACGGCATACTACTTGTGCAGGGAACTGACTATGGCGTAGGCACAGTGAATACAATCAGCAGCCTAGCCGCACTTGCTGCCAACGACATTGTAGAAGTTGTAGTGTATGACATTTACAATGTAGCCAAGATTAACAGCGAGGCTATTCGTGCCAGACACTATTATACAGCTACAGGTAGTGAGACATCTATCGGTACATCACAGATAGCTGGCTTATCCTTTGCTGCCAACGCCGACATTGATGTAAGCCTCAACGGTATTTCACTTGTAGCTGGCACAGACTACAACACCACAACTGCAAATACTGTGAGTGGTCTGACAGCACTGACTGCTGGGCAGGTAGTTGAGATTGTTATATATGAGAAGTTCCAGCTTGCTGATACAGTAAGTAAGGCAAGTGGCGGTACATTTAATGGTGGTGTTACATTTAATAGTGGTTTTAACGTAGGCACAATCAAAGAAGCTACTGGCACTAACACTGCAATGACCATTGATAGCACTGGTCGGATACTGACACCTGCTAGGCCAGTCTTTAAAGTCACTACTGCTACAAACCAAAGTATTTCAACTGGTACTCGCACAACGATGCAATGGACTACAACAGATTTTGATATTGGGTCTAACTTTAATCTAACTAATAATCAGTTTGTCGTGCCAATTGATGGAGTT